AGACGAAGATTTGAAACTTCTTAGAGATATCGCCGCAAAAGAATTCCTGCTAAATGTAACTCAGGTAACACCATCTGCTAATATTCAATTTGGCGACGTCAGAGAAACTGCTGATGTCAACAAAATCATGGAAGCTATCGAAGATATGGTGGAAGACGCTCTTGCATCAATATTGGTGATTGATTAAGAGGAGGACTCAGAATGGAAGATATAGGTTTCTTCTTTGAATACGAAAATACAGTCGTACAGCTTCCGATAAATCCATCTGAGCTGACAATCAAAACCGAAGGCACCAATAAAACGATGGAAATAATCAGCTTAGGCCAAATCAACCTATTAAAAGACGTGGCTTTGAGCGAACTTTCCATCAGTAGCTGGCTTCCTGGCGGTACTTGGTTTCCAGGTATTCGTACACTGGGTAAATTTGAAGGACCTGAATTTTATGAACAGTTCTTTAACAAAATCAGAGCAGATAAAAAGCCTTGTCGCTTAATCGTTACTGGCATCAATCTCAACATGCTAGTCAGTATCGAATCTGTCGAATTTGAACACAGAGCTGGCGAACATGAAGACAAGTATTATACCTTAAACCTGAAAGAATATAAACCTTTCACTATCAAGGAAGCACCGATACAGAACTTGGCTAACGTTGCGGCGGGTAAGGTTGCAAATCCTCCCGTCGCGACACAGTCTAATCGTGAAAATACTGAAGTAACGATAGGAAGCGTGGTTATTTTGAACGGAACTGTTCATAGGGACAGCTATGGCTCTAAACCAGGAAAGACTTTCAAAAATTATAAATGCAAGGTGAACTTAATCAATAAAAGAGGAACTCATCCGTACCATGTCACAACCATGGATGGCGGATGGCTCGGATGGGTGACTAAAGAGAGCGTGAAGCTAGCATGAATATACTGGCTACGATATATGATAATAGAAAACAAATCGTATATGATGTATCTCAGGTTATCGGAAACCTGCAGATATCTTCATATATTGAAGATCAGCCAACAAAATGTACGTTTGATTTAGTCAAGGCTGATAATATCTCATTTCATGAGGGTGCTACTTTCTCGTTGACAGTTGACGGGAAAGGTGTATTTAAAGGGTATGTTTTTTCAAAGAAACGAAATAGAGATGTTGAAATCATCCATGTAACATGCTACGACCAATTGAGATATCTGAAGAATAAAGATTCATATGTTTTCGAAAATCTCACAAGTGACCAAATTTTTGCTAGGATTTGTGAGGATTTTGTGTTAAAATATAAAGTAGTAGACCGAAGCAGCTATATATGTGCTCCACGAACGCATGACAGCAAACCTCTATACGACATGATAAAAACCGCACTATACGACACTCTCATCAACGCAAAGACATGGTTCATAATAAGAGACAACTTTGGAACGCTGGAGCACGTTAGCATAACTTCACTCGACTCCGGAATAATTTTGGGAGATGAGTCCGGAATTGAGAATTTGGAATACGAAACCAGCATTGATGAAGACGTTTATAACCAGATAAAATTGTACCGTGACAACAACAAAACAGGAAAGCGAGAAATATTCATCGTCAACGACACTATATATGGCGGCAATAATTTAAAACGGTGGGGTATTCTTCAGTACTATGCTAAGGTTGATGATAATCTCAACTTAGCACAGATTGAACAAAGAGCTAGAGGAATGTTAGCTCTATATGACGATACAAAGAGAACGCTTAAATTGGAATGCCTCGGTTCGTTTAAAGTGTTTGCTGGAAGTTTTATCACGGTGAGGATTGCAGACTTGGGTGACTTATCAGTCAACCAGTACATGCTCGTGACATCTTGTACTCATAAAATCAATAATAACGAGCATCGAATGTCAGTGACTGCGGAGATGGTAACACTATGAGTAATGGGACAAGAATAGCCAGAGCGATAGTGAATTGTGCTAAAAATTTATCGAGTGATACCACTGATATAATATCGGGTGTTGTGACGTCTGTGTCTCCACTTCGTGTTAAGGTTGATAAATTAGAACTGACCGAGACCTTTTTGATAAAAGGTGCGCTGGTTACAGAGAAACGTATACAAATCGGAGAAGAAGAAACTCTCCTCTGGAGAGACCTCCAGGTTGGCGACAACGTATATTTGCTCAGAGTATCTGGGGGCCAGAAATTCTTCATATTACAAAGAAAAGAGGGGGTGTAGTTATGATACCGGAATCAATAGATTTTAACAATGTCATTGAAGACGGTGCGTATACTATACAGCCTTCTAAAACATATAAACTTGATTTAGTAAGTAAGCGCATAATTGGAACAATTGACGGGCGTGACGCTGTTCTACAGGCAGTTCGTAAGATACTGGACACTGACAGGTATGCATATGAGATATATGATGGGAGCTACGGGCATGAACTAGTTAAACTTGTCGGAAAAGATTTTAACTATATTAAGGCCCGACTTCCACAAATCGTTGAAGAAGCATTGACTCAAGATGAAAGGATAACTGGAATATCAAATATGAACATTCGTCGCATAAGCATTGACGAGGTAGAAATTTCTTTCATCGTCAACACAATCTACGGCGATGTTCCATATAGCAAGGAAGTGAGGATATGATAGGTTCAGATCTGGAAAAATATACATTTGAATATCTGATGTCACAAGCTCTTGCCAATGTGCCAGATACTATTGACAAAAGGCAGGGCAGTATCATCTATGATGCTCTAGCACCTGCTTGCTATAGGCTGGCTGAATTATACATGAACTTGCGCGATGTATACAGAGACACTTACGCATTGTATGCTGAAGGCGAAGCACTGGATCTCAGAGTTGCTGATATCGGGCTTACACGCAGACCTGCAACTCCTGCCGTCAAGAGAGCGGACTTCCAGACATCAAATGGTTCTCCTGCATCTGTTCCTCTGGGTTCGAGATTTTCATCCATTTCAGATACGAATCCGATGAACTATGTTGTAATAGGGCCGTATGAGGAAAATGGAATTGCTATTCCGGGTGCATATCGCCTTCAATGCGAAACTGCAGGCACTATTGGCAATGAGTACTACGGTGATTTGAATGCAATTACGTTTGTACCTAACGTATCAAAAGCTATCATGTCCGAACTGCTTGTTCCAGGTACAGATGAAGAAACTGACGAACAACTCCGTGCGCGGTATTTTGAAAAGTTACAGGAACGTCCATTTGGTGGCAATATAGCTGACTATCGTGCAATGCTTAAAGCAATTAACGGAGTGGGTGATGTGCAGATATACCCTGTTTGGAACGGGGGCGGCACTGTGAAAATCAGTGTCATTGACTCAGAGTACAACCCGGTTTCCCAAAATTTTCTTAATACTCTACAGGATATGATAGATCCTAGCAATGAGGGGAAAGGATTGGGTTTGGCTCCTATCGGACATAAAGTCACAATAACAACTGCTACGCTTGTCGAGTTGAATATCTCAGCAAACATTGTTCTTAGTCCGGGGTATATCTTCGAACAGGTTAGAGAAAATGTCGTGTCTGCTCTGAGAGAATATGTTTTGGACTTGAAGAAAACCTGGGGAATAGGTTCAGAGATGAACGAGTACTCTATCTCAATCTACATCGCCAAGGTAACTTCGGTTATATTGAACGTTCCCGGAGTTGCAAATGTCACAAGCGTGACGGTAAATGGGTCGAATGCTGACATAGAATTGATAGAATCAGCAGAAGTGCAGGAGCTTCCTGAATTAGGGGAGGTCATCTTAAATGTCTAGTATTCGCGACTATGTTCCGCTGATATATAGAAACATAAAAGAGTTCGACACCTTAATTGATGTCGAGGACATACTCTTTGATGAAGTGGAACAAAAAATCGAGAAAATAAAAAATAACCAGTATGTAGTGACAGCAGATGCTGAGGGTATATCAATGTGTGAACGAATACTCAGAATAACTCCTGCTGCCACTGATACGTTAGAATTTCGACGTGCGAGGGTTATCAACAGACTTTCAACAACTCCGCCGTTTACTTTCAATTTGCTCAAGCAAAGACTTGATGCTATTATTGGAAAGAATAAATGGAAAGCATATATAGACTATGATAACTATACCTTATATGTAGAGAGCTCAGTGGACTCTCAGGTGTGGTTTAATGAATTGCTCTTAACTTTCGTAAATTTGAAGCCCGTAAATATGGTCTTCATAGGAATTCCTCTCATTTCACAAGGGATAAAAGTAAACGAGGGGATTTCATATAGTCAGATGGTATATAACTATATTCTCGGAAAATGGAGATTAAGTTATGTTCCTTTTGCAAACATTTATGATAGGGGGACGATAAAAGTGCCTGAAGTGTCTTCTCTTACTAACTCATATATATCACATCTGGCACAGAGTGCCATGGAAAAAGTCAATTCAGTTCTTGTGAATGATTCTATTCAGATAACAAAACTGACAAAAGCAGTGGAAGACAATACAACAATCATCGAATATACAGTGGAGCGTGGAGCAGCTGAAAATATTACGAATATAAAACTACTCGACAATAACGATGAAGTCCTTGCTTCATCTAATGTATATATACCACTCGCAAGCGATGTTATCATAAAACATGCGATACTCATCAAGGAGAGTGTATAATATGTCTTACAGCGTGAAAACAAATTGGTCAATGGATGATATAGTATTGCCTGATGATTTCAACCGAATAGAGGGGAATATCCAGCATCTGCAGGACACAAAAGAAACTCCTACTGGTGCTCAAGTTAAAGCAGATGCAGCTTTAGTGGCTGCAAAACAATACACAGACCAAGAAGTTGGAGAAGTGACTAATAAGTTAACGTCGCATAAGAATGATAACACAAGGCATATTAGCTCTAACATACCAGCAACAGCAATAACGTTTGGAGGCAAATTCAAAATAGCTTACAATTCGACAACTAATTCTTTAGATATTACGGTGGTGGGCTAAAATGATAATAACAGATAAAGCACAGATAAAAATAGCTGAATTAAGGGAGTCTAACAATTTGCGATTGTTGGGGTCTGATGAGCTAGAATGTTATGAACTTATTGAGAGCGATTTAAAGTTGCCTGCTGACGCAACCTTTACTCGTTCTAGCGTCGCCTACCTCTCTGACGGAACGCAGGTTCCCGCAAATACACCCCGTTTTGAACAAGGCAAATTCGACAAGGCGGTGCTGGTGGAGGAAGGGACGACGAATTTATGTCCTAACCCATCATTTGAGACAGGAATCACGGGATGGACTAACCAATTTGATGATGGAGTTTTTGAAAGAGAT